ATTTCAGCAGTAGCGGTAAGATTGTTGTTCGAACAAAACGACCAAATCGTTAGACAACAATTCTTGGATAGTGTTAACCCTATCTTAGATTCAATTAGAAGAGACAGAGGTCTTTATGATTTCAGAGTAACAGTTTCTTCTTCACCTGAAGATTTAGATAGAAATACATTAACAGGAAAGATATACTTAAAACCAACGAAGGCATTAGAATTCATCGATATCGAATTCTTCATCACTCCAACAGGAGCTTCGTTCGAAAATATCTAATAATTAATAGGGGGGTAAAATCCCCCCTTTAGCCAAATGGAAAAAGTTTTTACAGAAGGATTCAAAAGTGAGGGTACTCCGGACTTAAAATATTATGCGTTCGATTGGGACGATAATATAGTTCATATGCCAACTAAAATTTTAGTTAAAGATGAGAGTGGTAATGAGGTTGGGATGCCTACTGATGATTTCGCTGAGTTTAGACATCAAATAGGAAAAGAACCATTTAATTATAAAGGTAACACAATTGTAGGTTATAGTGACTCTCCGTTCAGAAACTTTAGAACCGATGGGGATAAAGATTTTTTGGTGGATGCAATGAGGGCGAAAGAAGGACCAGCGTTCGATGATTTCAGAGAAGCAATCAATAACGGTTCAATATTTGCGATAATTACTGCGAGGGGACACAATCCAAACACCATAAAAGAAGCAATTTATAATTATATTATAGAAGGGTTCAACGGAATCGATAAAGACGAGTTAATTAAAAATCTTAAAAAATATAGGTCTTTTATAGGTGAAGATGAAATGAGTGATGAAGAATTAATTAAGTCATATTTGGAACTTAATAAGTATCATCCAGTGTCTTTTGGAGATGACCAAGGAGCAGTTAATCCTGAAGAAGCTAAAGTAGAGGCAATGGAAGGTTTTGTAAATTACATTAAGGCTATGGCGGCAGTGCTTAATAAAAAGGCTTTCTTAAAAAAGGATATAAGTAATAAATTTAATCCGGATAATTTATCTATAGGATTTAGTGACGATGATCCAAAAAATATAGAAGTAATGCAAAAACACTTCAAAAATAAACCAGATAATATAGTAAAAACTTATTCTACTGCTGGAGGAGTTAAGCAGGAAGTTAAATAAGAATATCGTTTTCAAAAAAAAAGTAAATAGAAAAATTTTTGTGAAAGGATATATTTATCAATAAAATAACAAAAACAAAAAAATTAAAAACACATGGCTGATTTGTTAATGAAAATGCCGATTCCTTACGAACCAAAACGACAGAATCGTTTTATCCTAAGGTTTCCATCATCTCTTGGTATAAATGAATGGTTTGTTGAATCTTCTGCAAGACCACATATTATTATAAACCCAGTTCCAATTCCTTTCTTGAATACTGAAACTTATGTCGCGGGTAAATTCACTTGGCAAACAATTCCGGCGGTGTTTAGAGATCCAATTGGACCTTCAGCGGCTCAAGCTCTTATGGAGTGGGTTCGTTTACATGCTGAATCTGTAACAGGTCGTATGGGTTATGCTGCGGGTTACAAAAAAGATGTCGACCTCGAAATGTTGGACCCAACCGGTGTTGTTGTAGAAAAATGGATTTTGTACGGAACATTCTTAACTGATGTTAACTTCAATACTTTGAGTTACGCACAAGACGGACTAGCGACAATTAATGCAACACTTAGAATGGACCGTTGCGTACTTGTTTACTAATTTATCAAGATACTATTTATTAAAATTCAAATACAATTATATTTAACCGTAAAGCACTAAACTTTACGGTTAAATTTTTATATGGATAATCAAGCAAGAGAACACGGACAATCGAATTTTACGTTACCTCACGACGTTGTGCCTTTACCGACACAAGGTCTCTTCTACAAGAATAAGAAAAAATCAATCAAAGTTGGATATCTTACCGCAAATGATGAAAACATCCTTATGGCTGGTGGTAATGACATGACACAAACTCTTTTAAGATCAAAGATTTACGAACCAGATGTTCGTATTGAAGATTTATTGGAAGGTGATGTTGAATCGATATTAATTTTTTTGAGAAATACTTCGTTCGGACCTGAAATGGAATTAAACTTGGTTGACCCGATTACAAAAAAACCATTCAAAGGGGTAGTTAGATTAGATGAATTAGATGTTATTAAAGGTCAACAACCGTCTGATGATGGAACTTTTATAACTATGTTACCTAAATCACAAACTACTGTAAAATTGAAACCCATGACTTATGGCGAAATTTTGGAAGTACAAAAAATGTCGGAGTCATATCCACAAGGTAGAACTGCACCAAAAGTTACTTGGAGATTGAACAAACAAATCATTGAAGTAAATGGAATAACCGATAGATCTGAAATCGCAAGATTTATAGAACAAATGCCAATTGCAGATTCCAAATACATAAGAAAGTTTATGGAAGAAAATGAACCAAAATTAGATTTAACGAGAACAGTAATAGCCCCATCAGGAGAGAAACTAACAGTCAATGTTGGGTTTGGGGTTGACTTTTTTCGTCCTTTCTTCTGATTATAGGAAAGGGCAAATAGATGAATTTTACTACCTCAAGACACTTTTGAATATATCTTATTCTGATTTTTTAATAATGCCAGTATTCATTAGGAAGTATCTTTTAGATAAATGGGTTGAACTAAACAAAAAGGACTGAAAAATCAGTCCTTTTATATTTATAGATATAATAATCAATTATGTTTTTTCAAGCAGAAACCGCCGGTGATACCGGAGCTTCAAAACCCGAAAGTTTTAACATTGACGATGTTCGAATAAGTTTAGATAAAGTATCTAATCAAATTATTGGTACCTTTACTCAAGGTAGGGAGAGAGTTTTTGAATTTCAAAGAGCGATAACAGATTCGTTACCTGGGGTTAGGAGTTTAGGGGGGGATATAAAGGATGTTGGTAGAATCATACAAGAAGTTGGTGTTGCCGCACGTAGGAATGTTGTTGCGAATGATGAAGAAATTAAGTCGTTATTTGCTGCTACAAAAACTCTTGGAATAAGTGCGCAAGATTTAACTAATAGTTTTTTGGACGTTGGTGTTGGAATTGAACAAATGTCAAAAAAACTAGAAGAGTCTATCGACTATGTTAGAGGTATTGGAGGTAATGCTCGTCAAGTCATGCAGGATGTCCAAAAGAACATGGATCAGATGAACCGATATCAGTTCGAAGGTGGTGTTGTAGGATTAACAAAAATGGCGGCCCAAGCATCGATGTTGAGATTTGAAATGTCAAATACATTTGCTCTGGCAGAAAAGGTAATCTCACCTGAGGGTGCGATTGAAGTTGCGTCGGCGTTCCAAAGATTGGGAGTTGCTGCTGGCAATTTAGTTGACCCTTTTGCTTTGATGAATGCATCAATTAATGATCCCGGTGCTTTACAAGATAGTTTGGCAGAAGTTTCAAAACAGTATACGTTTTTTGATGAAAAATCAAAAACATACAAAATGAATCCACAAGGAGTTTTGATTCTCCGAGAAATGGAGCAAGCTGCTAATTTGAGTGCAGGATCTTTATCTAAAATGGGATTAGCAGCAGCAGAATTAGACGATAGACTTGCTGCAGTCAATTCTGCGGGTCTATCAATAGTTAATGAAGAAGACAAACAATATTTAGCGAATATTGCTAAATTGGGCAAGGATGGAACTTACCAAGTGACATTGAAAGATGGAACTCAGAAAGAGTTAGCCGACCTTACACAACCTGAATTTGAAAAATTAATTGAAGCTCAAAAAACAGGACCAAAAACTGTTGAAGAGTTACAAAGATCCCAATTAACTGTTAATGAGATTATGCAGAGTGATATCGCGGCTATTAAATACGCGGTTTTAGGAGGGATACTTACCGACAAAAATATTGCAGATTTACGTGAAGGTGGTCGAACCCTTGCAGAAATTACTGGAAGGGCTGGTGTTGATACTGTTACTACAGATTCAATTAGGAAATCAAGTGAAGAACTCAGCGAAAAGTTTAAGGGTAGTATAGAGACAATGATTTCATCCGGAGATATTAAGGGAGCATTAACTACGTTAGTAACAGAAACAGGTGGGTCGTTCATAAAGTTGACTGGAGAATCAAAAGAAAAATTGTCAGGAGCTGCTGAACAAATAAAAAAAGAATTAGCCAACGAAGGTGGATATTTAGGAAAGGCTGGTGAAAATATTGATAAAATTTTGGAAAATTTAGCAACAAAAGTTTCAGATTTTGAATTAAATCCATTGAAGAAAGGTGGTAGTGGAGGAACAACAACTGAAGATGATTTTTGGACAAGCCTTACAGTCGAAGGAATGTCGGGGGCTAACCGAAATTTAGGTACTGTTGAGAACCAAGTAAGAGAACAAAAAAGCCTTATTGAGTTACTTGGAGAAATAAAGGTAAACGTGAAATTCCAAGATATGCCGACAGGATTAAGTTCAGAACAGAAAGAACAAATTACCAAAACTTTCTCTGACAAGATTAATGAGCAGAGATTTAAGGATTATATCGTTAATGTTACTACTCCGAGTAATGCATATAAAGGTGGAGGAGGAGCATCCTACTGAAATTTATAAATAAAAAAACAATCATAACCTATTTATTAATAAAAATATAAATGGCAAGTCCGTTATTAGATTTAGCAAATTCAGAGGGTTTCAGAAAAAAACTTTTGACTAGGAATTTAACACCCTATGCAAAAGCCCCAAATAGACCAACACAACCAATCGATACGGAATACGTTCAATCGAATTCGTCAGTTCAAGATAGTCCTGATAAATTGATTGATGAACCTTCTTTTGCAAATAAGTTATATCCACTAAATCAATATGGAAATGAGGGTGGATATGAACAGGTACCGGATCCAGGAGCATTATTAAACACGAAATCCAATGAGGGTGAATATGGATACCAAGATGCAAATATCGTAGGTCAATCGTTACCAGAATCTCAAAAGTGGAAACCTCTTAATGTTTTTTCAAATGGGAATCAGGTTCAGTTGGATAGTGCGGAGTTTTTCGGATCATTAAATAGACCAATTACTACCAATGGTAATAACAACCAACCATATCCAACAACATTTGTATCTTCCAATTATACTCCTGTATCAATATTATTGTCCCCTGATCCGAGCGGAAGTAATGGTTTTTTGAGTCAAGATTCATTTATTGCTCGTTTAGGTGCTCAAACTTTGAGAAGAGAGTTTGAACAAAGAATTGCAGCTCAAATACGACAAGATACACTAGGTAGGGCAAATATTCTTAACGTTTCTAGTGGTACTGACATTGTTAATATATTAACAGGTGTTGTTCCTATCATTGAGCCTGTTTATACTATCACAGTAACTGCAAACCCAATACTTGCAGCAACGAACTTTGCTTTAAGACTCGGAGGAAGTATATTACCTGTATCACCTATACCAGGTTCATATTTTGACCCAAATACAACTTTAGGTCAGCCAACCACAATACAACAACTATCCAATGCTTTTAGACAAAGTGGTGTTGGTAAGTTCTTTAATCGATTAATGGGTGGTGGTGAAACTGGATCTCAAATCATGTTTAATAACATGGGTGCGGGACAAAGGTCTCGGTTGTTCAAAAACATAGATTTTAACAGATACAAACCTAATTTCCCAAGAAACTTTTTCCAAAGGGTAGGTGGTACTCTTTTAGGTACAGTATCTGATAATAGTAACTTTTATGTTGGAAGTATAACTTCCAATCCATCTCAAGTATTTTCTCCTGTTGGAGATGTTCCTGTTAACCAATTCGGTGTTGAACAACAGTCACCTGTCTATGGTCCTTCAGAGTTAGCTCAGTTATATGAAGGACCAAGTCAATCTGTAAGACTTGGTGCGAATGGGCCGACATATAGTAATGGTGGAGGTATTGAAGGTGGATTTACTTGGGTTTCACCTAAGTACAGAGGTAATGCTGGTAAAAAAGTTGGTATTGGTGGTGAGGTTACTGAACAAGATGAGGACTTTAGACCATCGTCTTACGTTAATACAGAGTCAGTTAATAACGATTTCAGAGATGGGTCTATTCTTGACAAAACACAAAGAATAATTGATAGTCAGCCTCAAGGAGGTAAACGTCTTCAACACGTTGGAAATGCAATAGACCAAGTAAGTAAAGTATTCAATGATGGATATAAAGAACTTACGAAGGGTTCAAGAGTTTATAGATACGTTGGAGCAATCGGGCAAGAGGTAGGTACTGAATATTGTCGTGTATTTGCCAAAGATTTACCATACTTACAATATAATGATTTACAGAAAACAGATGGTATTACAACTGAAGGAAGAAGATTTGCGTATTCAGTATTAGATAAAACTTATAACCTTAATATTGTACCAAACAAACAAGAAGGTGGACAGGATTCAACGAATATTGTTGGTACAATAAACAATGCGGTTGCCAAAAAATATATGTTTTCTTTAGAAAATTTGGCATGGAGAACATCTAGCACTCCAGGATTTTCAACGTCTGATTTACCTGTTTGTGAGAGAGGTCCTAATGGTGGTAGAGTTATGTGGTTTCCACCATATGGATTAACATTCAGTGAAAACATATCATCGAATTGGAATCAATCTGACTTTTTGGGACGACCTGAACCAATATACACTTATAAAAATACATCAAGAACGGGATCACTACAATGGAAAATTGTAGTAGACCATCCATCAGTTCTTAATGTCATTGTGAATAAAGTTTTGGGTAACGAAACAAACAAGACTCGTGTTGACAGTATTTTAGAATCATTTTTTGCTGGATGTAGAAAATATGATATCTATGAGTTAGCAAAAAAATATGTAACAGTAAATCCAAATGATTTGTTCGAATTACAACAGGCAATTTCTTCAAAGGAAATGACCCGAGAACAAATTGTATATACTCGTGGAACCATAGAATCAGGAGCTTTTTCACCTAATGGAGGAGATCAGCCACTCGCCCAAGAAGGTGGAGGAGGAAACACAAACTTGAACTTTGACAAATATATACAAATAGGATTTTATTTTGGAAATGATTATCCGTTACCAAAAACAAGTATAAATTATACTACCGAATATGCAAGATACACTACGGATGTTAATGAAAATTATTCCAAAAGACCTAATGCACAAGAAACTAAGACTTTTTTTGATACAACTGTTACTCCAAACTACGAGGCAATGAATGAGTTTGCAATTGATTTAGGAAAACAATTGGAAACTAATGAAGGTACTGTAACAGTATATGTAAGTTCGAGTTGTTCTGCACCTCAAACTGAATCATATAATCTTGAATTATCACAACGTAGAATAGAAGCGACAGTTAGATTCTTTCAAGAAAACAACGCAACTAAAACATTCATGTCTCAAAGTCGGTTGATGGTAAAAGAAGATCCTGGTACACCAGAAGAACGAGCCGGTGGACTCGGAGAAGCTGCAATATCAAATCCAAAGAAAAGTAATTTAACTAAAGGGCCATATATTGATTCACTACAACCAAACGGAAAAACTTTTGGTTGTAGTGACACTAATCCAAATGCTGTTGGAGGAGACATAAAAGTTGGGGCTTTAGAAGTTTTTACAGTTGGAGCAATGGCTTGTAGAAGGTCGTACATTTCCAAGATAGTTCCGAATTTGAAGGCACCACAGACAGAACCTAATGGTCAAGGGACACCAGGAGGACAGACAAATCCTACAACAAGTTCTGGTACAATCCCAATTTTAATTGGAAATGTTGTCACTCAGACTGTACCTGAACCAGTTATTGAAACAAGATGGGAACCAAGAGATAATATAACCAAAAAAGTGGTGAGAGCCTTATTATCCGAGTGTGACTACTTTGAAACTATAAAAGCTGAAACTCCAATGGTATATGATAATCTGAAGGATAAGTTAAAGTTTTTTCAACCATCGTTTCATTCTATGACACCTGAAGGGTTAAACTCAAGGTTAACTTTTCTACAACAGTGTATGAGACCTGGTGATACAATACCAACAGTTAAACAATCTACTCCGAGTGGCAATAAAGAATTACAGTATGATAATGCTACCAACACCTCATTTGGTGTACCTCCTGTGTTAGTGTTGCGAGTAGGTGATTTTTATAATACAAAGATTATTCCTACATCGCTAGCAATCAATTATGAAGGGTTAGATATCAATCCTGAAGGAATTGGTGTTCAACCAATGATTGCAAACGTTACATTATCATTTAACTTTGTTGGAGGTAGTGGATTGAAAGAGTCGGTTGACAAGTTACAGAATGCATTAACCTTCAATTACTATGCTAACACAGAAATTTATGATGATAGGGCGGATGCCACGGATATTGAGTCTTCAAAAATATTAGACCAAATATTTTTGGCGGGTCAAGTTCCTCCACCAATTCCTGGTGTCAACAGTGCCGCACCAAACAATGGTCAAGATAATAATAATACTATTGGTACGATAATCAGTTCTTTAATAGATGTGAGTGGAATCACAACGGGTGTAATAAGTTATAGTGAATTTATGGGTAAGGTTGTTAGTGACACTCAGACGTATTTTACAAATGTTGTCAATAAGACCAAGGAAACTGTCAATCAATATAATAATGCGGTAAGACAACAATGGATGATAGAAAGAAATTACACTCAAGGTAATTTCAATGTATCCGCTGACACAGTAGTATTGTTTGGAAAACCTAATAATGTGGAGAAAAGATTTGATGAAATATTTGTACAACTTGATGAAAATATAAAAGATGGTACAGAAGGATTTATTAAATTTATTTCTGAACCATCAAAAAATTTATCACCTAAGTTAATTAGAGCTCTGAAAGAAAATTATCGAAATTTTGTATCAAAGAAAAGAAGTTCATTTCAGAATGGAATTTCAACAATAACACAGAGTTTAGTGAATGAAGAACAGACATATCTACAAACTCTTGGTAGACTAAATACAATATTGTTTGACCCAACAGATTCTAACACAGGTACTGATGGACTACAGGCTAAAAATGGACCTGTCCGAATATATGTAACGTCAGGAACGACAGACGTACACCCAACTTCGACAAGTGCTGTAACAGATACATATTTGGAGTTAGTTCAAGATACAACCAAAATACAACAAGATATTGCGGCATTTAATGTAATAATTCAAGATAGAAAAAAATTCGTGTATCCTGCGACTAGTACTACATATGAAGGAATATTAGTGTTCGAAACCGCAAATGGAAAATCAAATGTAGTTACAGTTGAAAAAGTTTTCTTACCATTTAGTACTAATCCTTTATTTGGGGATAATGTTGAAAACTATCCTTTTAGAAGAGTATATATGATTATTTCTGATGATGTAATCGATGGAAAAAAATATGAAACATTCAAACAAGAACTTATAGGAAATATTCTCGGTAACCAAGCATTACTTGGTGATGGATCAGTTGACATTGAAAAAATATTTGATACGTATTGGATTGCAACTGCTAGACCTATTTTCTTAGAAGAAAATAATATTACAAAATCATTTATAGAAAATTTAGAAAAAAATGACTTGAAAGATTATTTAATTTATACACCATTCGACTCTAACAAACAAAGAAATTTGACCTTTACAACAGAGAATTCTGCGGATAGTGGACAAAAAAAATCTCAAGAAAATATGATAAAAGGTTTGGCAAATACAACAAATCAAAATACTAATATATTAACTTGGAATGATACAAATGGAAACGGATCTGGCGCATATATATCTAAAGCAAAACTTAACTAATGGCATATCAATATTGGAATAGATATAGTGATTTTCTTATTAATGGGGAACAAACAGTTGTACCCTTTGTATACCTGCCTCAAAAACCAACAGATAAGGCATTTATCTATAAAGTTGCTAAAAGTAGACTAGATAAAGTTTCACAAGAATTTTATAACTCACCTGTATTTAGCTGGTTAATCCTTCAGGCGAATCCGCAATTTGGAGGTCTTGAAAATAATATTTATGATGGGGCTGTATTGATTATCCCATTTCCGTTATTACCATCTTTACAGGACTATAAGGCGGCATTAGAAAATCATTTTTATTATTATGGTAGGTAACACACAAGCGGACACAAGTGGAAATATTTTAGTTGAGTTGGACGAAAACAATATTATTGTAGTCGACCCTAACAAAACTACAGATAATTTTGGAAATATTAGAGAAAGACTTGTTGACCATGAAAATCTTGTCATGTACGCCAATCTTGAAGCTGATGTTCTACCGAGAACAAAATTATCGGTTGGTGGGAGTCCTAATGATAGAATCGGAACTATCTCTGTGGCGAAAATGAATTTTTTGAAACCTAGTAAAAATTCGTATCTTGGAACAGGTTATTATGATGAGTTAACTGGAGAAAATACAACACAATTCAAAGGGGAAAATCAAAAAGCCGCAATAGCACAGCCTGCGACAGATAATAGTAACCCTTATATACTTGACACGGTTGTAAATCAAAAAGACATAATTGATAATGGATTGTTAGGAATTACATCAATTAATATAAAAACGTCATCAAGTTTCATTCCTACTGTAGAAATGTTGTTGGAAGATGTTCAAGGGAAAGGGCTATTTCAATTAGGAAACAATTCCCCTTACTCCGCATTTTTTAATTTGCCATACCCACAATTCTATCTTACATTAAAAGGGTATTATGGACAAGCAATTAGATATCAACTTAACTTAAAAAATTTCCATGCTTCGTTTAATGGATTTAGCGGAAATTATCAGGTTAGATTAAATTTCGTCGGATATAAATTTAATATCTTGAATGAAGTTTCTATGGGTCACCTATTGGCGGCTCCACACATGTACAGCCAAAGGTTTGATGTTACTCAAACAGTAGATGGGCCACAACAACCCAATAAGGCAGCGGAGTCTCAAGCAAGTACTCAAGCCGAAAGGGGAGCCAATAATTTAGATTCTAATGAAGCGGTGGTTACTCAACTTGTTGCGGAAAAAGGGTATCAAAAAATAATAGAAGTTTATAGTGAATACAAAGCTAAAGGGTTAATTGCTCCCGACTTTCCTGAATTGACATTAGTACAACTTATGAATAAGTTGGAGAGTTTTGAACAACTAATTGCAGATTCATTTGACAAAACTGAAGTTGAATCATTAACGAATATAAGAAATTATAAATCTGTTCTCACACAATATTTTACTGCAGTAAGAGGGTCAAATACATCTTGGTTTAACATTAATTTGAATACTAAGCCAATAGTTCTTAAAACAGGTCAAAAATTATACGTATTCAAAGACTTGTCAAAAGAAGCTAAAGAAACTGCGATAACTCAACTACAAGGGGATATTGTAAAATTTAATGATGCTTTAGCAAATAATCCGACTTTAGGTTCTAAAGGTGCCGCTCCGATACCAAACCCTATAAAGTATGATATGATTGAAACAACGGCTCCGGTGTTTTCAGAAATAAATTGGAGAGAAACAACTAGAATTCAGACTGGAATTGCAAATCCTAGTACTATAGATGAAACACAGACGAAAATTAATTTGACAAAGTTTTTTGTCCCAACTTCTATAGAATTACCTAAAACCCCATCTGGAGTTATTGAAGCATTAGAACTCTTAGCTAAGGGTACTTTAGTTAAAGAAAAATGGTTTGTATTTGAAGATGAAGGAAGATTTGATAAACAAATCACATTACTCGAAACTCAAGCTAACAAAAAACTATCTGATTACGAAAGCCAAATTTCTACCGCCCTCTTAAGAAAAGTTGAGGATACCGCGACTGGAATCGGTTTTAAGCCTACAGTAAGAAATATGTTAGCGGTTATTATGGCATCCGCAGAGGGTTTTATTCGTCTTTTGGATGATGTTCATACAAATGCATGGGATGTGAAATACGACCCAGTAAGAAAACAAGCAATTTATAATGACTTAGCCTCAGCACCAAGTTCGGACTCTCAAGATGATTTGAAATTAGCTGCAAACGCATTTGAAGAAGAAACTGGACTAAAATTAGCTGAGATACCTGTATATCCATGGCCACAATTTTTTGTTGAAACCCAAGATGAAAAAAACAAATTTCAATTAAAATACATAGCGGACCCATCTGTTGTTGATTTGACTCAGGGATATCTTTTCGACAAATGGCCTGAAGTTGAATTTGTTGAGGAATATATGAAAGGATTAACTCAAAAGTTTCAAAATCCTAATGCTCCACCACCGTTAGATAATGAACGGGATACTAATATTATTAACATTAATGCGATTGAATTCCCGTCGGTGGGATTAGCGTATTCAAACAAAGAAGAAATAAAGTTTTTTTATGAAATATGGGAAAGACAATTTTTAACTTCTCATTATTCTGGATTCATAAGAGGTAACACAAATCAGATTAATGAATTAATTACGCTAAACATTGAGGCGGAAGCAAACAATATTATTTCGAAACTTGGAATAAGTTCTCCCTACTTAACATTAAAACTTAAAAACTTTAATCTGAATGCTCAAGACTATCCTGAATTTTTGAGAACAATATCAAACTCGGGAACAGGTAGAGCTTATCAAGATTTTATTAGAGATTTTTTTGTTACTCCTTATATTAAGAGAATAACTGAAAATTCCTTTTCAATTCTTAGTACTTTGGATTTAGGTAAAATACCTCAAACCGCAACAAAATCAGAGGCATTAAGGTCTTTAGTAGTTAATGCCCCAAATGACCCTTTAATTGTTGATACTTTACCCTACACAGACCAAACTTGGTGTCTTAACAATTTGAATCAAGGAAATAGTGCCTTGTCCAATCAAGTTTATAATACAAATAAGTCTTTAACTATTTTCGAGCAAAGAAGAATTATTGCAAACTTTACTGACGTGTATAACTACACAACGAATAGACCTGTAACAAATTTTTCATATATATTAAACCAAAATCCAACTAACACTATTGATACGACTGGACTTTCTACATATACAACATATGGACCACTCGGACTCAATGCGTTCTACTTGAATAGAACTCCTCAGGATTTTGTTGCGACTGAAGGATATATTAACGGTACCACTCCTACAAGAGCGTTTAGTCCAAGAAGCACCACTTCAATGTTGAATACCCCTTACTTTATAAATGCTGTGCAAAACGGAGTTTATAATTCTAGGTTGTCAGGGAACACCTATCCATATGTTCAAGCGGCATATATGTTCTTGAATTCATTACCTTTGGCAACATTGAGAGAAAAATACAAATCTGTTTCTAACAATATTACAACCGACTTGGATTATATATCATCAACATTCAAAAAATTTGGTGCAATCCACAAGTTACCATATGCTTGGATTCTAAAATATGGTTCGATTTGGCACAGGTACAAAAAATACAAAGAGTCGAATGTTGATATATTAGAAAGTGCTTGGAAAAACTTTGATTATGCGGGTAATTACTATCCTGTTACAAGTGCTGTAACCGAAACGTATGAATTCAAGTATTCAAACGTAGATACAAAAATAACACTTCAAAGCGAAGAGGACACTCAAATTCAGATGCAAGTCGGATTTTATCCTAAAGTTATTAACGACTTCAACGTTTTTCTAAACGGATATGATTTGTACGAAAATTATACAAGTGAGGAAATCCAACAGAGTGTTAATTCTGGCATGAAATTATATAATTTCAGTTCATCAAACATTAATAGTGCTAAACAAGGGGATAAAAATTTAAGATTGACTACATGGTCAATTTTATTACCAAACATAACTATCAGACCTCCAGTTGATTGTAACCCTAAAGATAATACTGTAGGTGATGATTATTTCGTAATTCCGTCGTTTGGAACATCATTCAATCAAACAGTTGATTCTTGTTTGAGTGCGCAAACAACATCTCCAGCAACTGTTGTGGATTTAACTAACAATCCGAACATGTACAATGGGTCGGTAAGATGTTTATGGTCGGCACCTAATTTTGGATATTTCGATAGCAATCAGTTGGCATTCCCTGAACCAGATTCTTATTTAACTTCAATCACGACTGGAAATAGCCAAACACCATTGTATTTTCTAACACAAGACAACTATACAAAAATAGAAGAAGTGTTTTCTGTGTTCGAAAAGAAAATTTTAGATTCGTTTGAAACTGAGTTTTTGAACTTTTGTAAACCAATTGGTAATGCTTCAACAGGGAGAAATATTGTCACGTTTGGACAATCTCCTGTTGACCCAAATTCGACTTTCAAAAACTTCCAATCATTATTCAGAAGTTTAATGGTAGTTCCTGCTAAAACACAAACAGAAACTGACGAATTATATTTCAACAATGTGATTAACGATCAATATTCAGTATTTCAAAATGGTATAAAATCATTTATGGAATATGATGTCATATTCAAATATGGTAATCCTTCCAACTATGAAAGGAGAATTTTTGATTCTTACTTATCACATAATAATACTCAGGAAGTTGTAGACCCCATTACTTTTGAACCTTACGTACCTAATTCTCTTCCGAGTGCTGGTGGTAATTTAACATTAAGTCAATCTCAAATTAATAATAGACAAGCTTGGACAACTTTGGAAACAGAAGTAGGGTTCTCAACAATCCCCAACGTTAGATATAGTTCAATAGGGTCATATATTACAGATTTTTTTATCGATAACAATATAGCATTCACTAGTGATAATGTTACATTGTTAGCCCCGATTATTAAAATGTACGCTACTCAGAAATTAAATAATCCAAATCTGAATGCAATACAATTTCAAAATCAACTAAATCAATATCTTGAAAGAGAAACACTAATACAAAACAATTTTTTGAATGGAGTTTTGAGTCGATTAAGGAAAGATTTACCAGACCAAGTACAATTACCTGAACGTGTAATTAATAGTGTTATCACTGGAGACCAAAGTAAGGTAGAAAATTATGAAGTTTTCAAAGCATTGAATGACAAGTGGATAGCTGGTGGGGATTGGAAAACCAAAACTCTATTTGAAGATATGTTGTTTTTGGATAGAGCATCAAGAAATATTGGTGAGAGTATATTACTCGATATTTTTGATTTGAAATACATGTTTGGTGTTGGAGGTAAAACTCCTGGAGAATTTTCACTCAATCAAGCAATGAGTGTTTTCACTTTTATAAGTGGTATTTTGATTAAAAATAATTTTGTTGTGATGCCACTTCCCGCATATGTAAATTTTTATAATATACAAGATGTTGATGTGACCGCAACTCCAAAACTTGATAGACCTGAACAATTTGCAAATAATTTATGGGGAACATTTTTAGATGTTGATTATAGAAATTCGGGGCCAAAGATGGTTTGTTTTTATGCTGGAAAACCTTCACAATATTTGAAATTACCTAAAGGAGATTCCAAATATAGAGATGATGCATTTGAGATGAGAAGATCTTCTGGTAATCCGTTGTTAGAAGACCAACAGGGAAAAAAGGATTGGGCTCTTTCAAACAAGTGTGTTGGTTTCAACGTCGATGTTGGAATTAGAAATCAAAACATTTTTTATGCATTAAGTGTTTCGCAAGATAACGGGGTTGCAACATCTGAATCGATTAATGTTCAACTTGACATGGCAAATCAAGCTTCAGGTAGACAGATAGCGACACAAAATAATAGTTTATATAACTTATATAAAAATAGGTCATATAAATGTTCGATAACAAGTTTGGGAAATGCGTTAATACAACCTACAATGTATTTTAATTTACGGCACGTTCCTATGTTTGATGGACCATATTTAATTACGGATGTAACTCATACAATTCAACAAGGGTCATTTCAGACTACATTTGATGGAACAAGACAAGGTTATTTTGATTTGCCGACTATAGATAGTTTCCTACAAAGTATTAATCAAAATTTGATTACAAAGTTAGAAGAGATACTGAAGATAAATAAAGACCAACTAAAAATTAGTGCAACAACTGATAATGTTAAATCATCTCAAGTTGTACAACAGGCGGATAACACAAAAGACACGACAAATTCATGTAGTTCAAAAATAACTGCGCCTGTGTACACTAATGGTGGATATGAAGTGGTCAATGCTACATTAACCGAAATGACCCCACAAGATTTTGCGAATGCATTGAGAAGATTGATACCTAATAATGTTGATTTACAAGTTGCAATATATACTATTTCTTACATCAGAACTTATCAAGAAGCTTCTAATACTGGAGCTGGTATGTTCAATGGATGGAATAATAATTTTGCGACATTATCTTTAAGTCAAGATTGGTTTGGACAAGTTTCTCTTTTACAAAAAACATATAGTTGTATCAACATACGAACTAATCCGGAAAACACGTCTTCAGAGCCAATTGCTCATTTTGAGTCATTAGACAAATATATCCAATTTATGGCTGGAAGACTCCGAGAAAATGTCGATACTGGAAGAATCGCTCGACTTGGATTATCAAAATATTATGTTTGTCATTGGCCTGTGGATAACATTTCCGAAGAATACTACGATGAAAATGAAGATGAATTTTTACAGACTAAACAAACATTTGACAAGGCTTTAACTTCGGCTGCGGAATCTGGATTGAAGACAAAGAACGAAATACTTAAAGATATTGAAAATAATGAAAACAACGGAAACCAAGAACAAACACCAACTGTAACTCCAACTATTGGTCAAACTTGTCCACCACCAGTTTTATCTACATTCTCACCATCTGCTGGATTTACAGGTACGATTGTTCAAGTGAACGGTAGAAATTTTGAGTCTTTGAAATCAATCAGAGTAATTGATAAAGATGTTGAGTTGAAGGATATCACAGTGTTCAATTCTGAAACATTAAGATTTATTCTACCTGAAATTCAAATCCCTGAAGGACAAAATGTTGCAACAGGAAGAATCACCGTCATTACTGAATTCGGAACCTTCGAAAGTTTGGTTGATTTTACATTTAATTCGGCACTGGAGAATACCACAACATCATCACCAGGAGGATATGCAAATACTAATACTCAACAACAACTGACTACTTCACAACAGAATATTGTTGGTATAAATATTAATCCACAAAATACTGGAGAGTTACCTTTTATCTATGAAATATTTAGAGACGAATTGGGTAATACTTTGGAGTTAGATGTGAGAATAAATCCTCAGGTACAAGGGTGGAAAATTAGTGAAACCAATGTTTACAGTTATACCATTTATAAATTAATTGTCGGCCCAAATAATGTTCTAAAAGAGGAAGTGATTAAGGAACAAAATAATCAAAAACTTGAAAACTTTGTTTCACAAGACCAACAAGAATTTTCTATAAATAAACAACAAATGAGTACTTTGTTGAATCTTGATGAATTCAAATCTGAAAACATAAAAGCGGTTGTTAATATTACTTTGACGGCAATACCTGACGACAGGACAAAAAATCCTAAAAATGAACCATTAAATTATGAATTTGTGGTAAATGTACCACAACAATCTCCATCAGGAATTGGAAAAATTATTTTAGTATCCGACACCAATTCAGGTGAACTGCCAAATTATATGGGAAATAGTTATTACAATGTTGTAAAACCAAATGGAGGATACTACACTTTCCAATTTACCCCAACTACAAACTTGACTGTAACACAAACCAAAATTGTAAGATTCCCTGAATTAAATCTATTGAATACAACTGTAACAAATGGACCCGATACAAAATATACAAATATATTAGAAATAAAGGCATTGGGTGAGTTCCAAATGATTTTGACTTATACTGATGTTAATTCACCAGGTTCAACCTTCACAGTAACTTCCCAAAAATTTACTTTATAACATAACAACATATTTATATAAAAAGATTCTTATGAACATTAAATCAGCATTAGACAATTATCTTGGTAAATCTGTTAGATTTTCACAGGAGGACAATGGAGACGGAACCAAACAAGTTTGTGACTTGGATACTGGTGATTGCTACACAGTAAGAGAAAGAGACGGTCTTATCGAAAGAGCTGGACACCAAACTACAGCTAACCGAAGAGTTAGAGTAGAAACCGCTAACGGAATAAAAACATTATTAAATGGCTAACCAATGAGTTTAGATAAAAAAATTATCAAGGAGATTGAAAGACACAGAAAAATCAATCAGTATATTTTAGAACAAGTAGGAGCAACACCTGAAGAGGACGCATTAGGAGCATTGGCACCAGTACCTGGAGCTGAGGCAGCACCTGCACCTGCAGAGGCAACACCTCCACCTGCTCCGACAAATGAACCACAACCTATTGATGTTGAATCAGACCCTGACGTTGAGAAGATTGATGATGAAGGTGAATCAGAAGAAGCGACGGGAGAAAGTGGTACGGAAGAATTAGATATAACTGAATTGGTTGATTCACAAAAAAATATAGAAATCAAACAAGAAGAGTATTTTAATAACTTGTTCAATCAACTTAATGATTTACAATCTAAGTTAGGTGAGATGGATAACATCATGAACAAACTTAACTCTCTTGAGAATAAGATTGAAAAATATAGAGAAAAAACTCCACAAGAAAAGTTAGAGTTAAGAACATATGACTCTTATCCATTCAGTCAAAAACTTTCACAATTTTTTGATGATAAGTCAGAAGAAATGGAAAAGACAGGAAAAAATGATTATGTTTTAACTGCAGACGAAGTTACTGATATTAATGTAAACGACATTAAAAATTCCTTCCAACCTGGTGGTGGATTAGATAATGAAGTTTACAAAACATCATTCAGATAAAACTGAACGAAACGTTTGAAAGGTACCTTCGGGTACCTTTTTTGTTTGACTTATTCAAACTTTTAGTTATCTTTGTCTATATAATTTATCATTTTAATTCTTAAAAAAAACTATGAGTTCATTAGACGCCGTATTGGCACAGTACGAAAAAAATCAGCAAGGGGGCGGGGCCCAATCAAAAATGTCGCAAGACGAAAGAATGAAAAAGTATTTCGCTTTAATCTTAGGAGATAAAGAGAAATCAGGACAGAGAAGAGTTAGAATTCTCCCTACACCAGATGGTTCATCACCATTCAAAGAAGCGTGGTACCACGAAATTCAAGTGGGTGGACAGTGGCAGAAATTCTACGATCCAGGAAAAAATGACAACGAACGTTCACCTTTGAATGAGGTTTACGAAGAATTGATGTCTACAGGTAAAGAGTCTGATAAATTATTGGCGGCTCAGTATCGTTCACGAAAATTCTATATTGTGAAAGTAATTGATAGAGACCACGAGGAAGATGGTCCAAAGTTTTGGAGATTCAAACACAACTTCAAGAATGATGGAATCCTTGACAAAATTATTCCTATTTGGAGAAACAAAGGAGATATTACTGACCCTGAAAAAGGACGTGACTTAGTCATTGAACTTGCTAAAGCAAAAACTCCTAAGGGTAAAGAATATACAACAGTGTCAACTATTATGTATGACGATCCTGCTCCTGTACATGAAGACAAACAACAAGCAAAGGCTTGGATTGAAGATGAATTGACATGGATGGACGTTTACTCCAAAAAACCTGTTGATTATCTTGAAGCAATCGCAAGAGGAGAAACTCCTAAGTGGGACTCTGAAAAAGGTGGTTACGTTTATGGTGACAGTTCAGTTGAAACTGAATCATTCGGTGGAGGTTCCAAAAAGTCCTCATACGTAGATCCGCAGATGGACGACGAACCATCATCAGATTTACCATTCTAATTAAACAACTTAACTCGGATACTATTTTAGTGTCCGAGTTTTACTCACATTCCTTATGGCTATTAAAAAAAACGACTTCGAAAGTTTGAAGAAAAAATTCTCAACTTCGGCAAAATATAAACCTCAAAGATTTTTTGATTTAGGTCCTGACTTTTTGGACGCCGTAGGACTTCCTGGTCCAGCCATTGGACATCTTAATATGTTCTTGGGCCATTCTGATACAGGTAAGACTACTGCGTTGGTAAAGACTGCGGTTGATGCTCAAAAGAAAGGTATTCTTCCTGTGTTTATTATTACAGAACAAAAGTGGAGTTTTGAGCACGCCAAGTTGATGGGTTTTCAATGTGAGGAAATTGTTGATGAGGAAACAGGAGAATTGGATTGGGATGGATTCTATATCTTCAATAACAACTTTGATTACATCGAACAGATAACCGACTACATCAATAGTTTGTTAGATGCTCAAGAGAAAGGTGAATTGGATTATAGTTTATTGTTCCTTTGGGATTCTGTTGGTTCCGTTCCATGTAAGATGACCTTTGAGGGTAAAGGTGGTAAACAACACAACGCTTCTACTTTAGCGGACAAAATTGGTATGGGTATTAATCAACGTATTTCAGGTTCGCGTAAAGCGGATTCAAAATATGAAAACACTTTGGTTATTGTTAATCAGCCTTGGGTTGAACTTCCTGATAATCCTTTTGGTCAACCAAAAATTAAGGCAAAAGGTGGTGAGGCAATTTGGTTAAACTCATCTTTGGTATTTTTATTTGGTAACCAAAAAGGAGCGGGAACTAACAAGATTACTGCAACAAAAGACAAGAGAAGTGTTAAGTTTGCAACAAGAACTAAAGTGTCTGTATTGAAAAACCACATCAATGGATTGGGATACGAAGATGGGAAAATTATCGTAACGCCACATGGATTTTTAGCGGGTAAAGAAGCTTCAGAAGAAAAGACATCCATTGAAGCTTACAAAAAAGAATACGCCGATTATTGGAAAGATATTATCGGTTCTGATGGTGACTTTACCTTGAAAGAAGAAAAAGAAGACTAGTTTATTGTTTCACATTAAAATCACGAGTTGTGATTAAAACATTATTAGTGGACGGAGATAATCTGTTCAAAATAGGATTTCATGGAGTAAAAGAGTTGTACAATGGTGGAGACCACTTAGGTGGAATCTACCATTTTATAAACATCTTAAGAAAGTTTTTGGAAGAACACAATCATGATAAGGTTGTGGTCTTTTGGGATGGAAACTCCAACTCATCTATACGGAAATCCATTTATCCTCAATATAAAGCAAATCGTCGGCAAGATATGAACGAGTATAAGTACGAGTCATATCTTCAACAAAAATCGAGAGTTAAACAATATCTTGAAGAAATCTTTGTGCGTCAGGTTGAAATGATAAACAATGAAGCAGATGACCTAATTGCTTACTATACCAAGATTTCTGTTGATGAGGAAATTATTATATTTTCCGCAGACAAAGACTTAACCCAACTTATATCAGAACGAGTTACAATCTATTCTCCGACCTCTAAACAATATTATAGGTATGGAGATATGATTACTATTAACAAGGTCAACATACCCCATCAAAATGTCTTATTAACCAAAATTTTGACGGGGGACAAGTCTGACAATATAGATGGTATTGAAATGTTGGGTGAAAAAACTTTAGTCAAATTATTCCCTCAGATTTTGGAAAAATTATGTACTATCGAGGAAATATTAGATAACGCACGAAATATAGAGCAAAAGAAAAAACCAAAGGCTTTAGAAAACATTTTGATTGGTAAAACTAAAAGTGGTACATTTGGAGAACAGTTCTTCGAAACAAACAAAAAAATCGTGGATCTACACAATCCTTTAATCACTGAAGATGGGAAAGAACTTGTGGAACAGATACATACAGACACAATAGACCCCACCGACCGTGGATACAAAAACTTGATGAGAATGATGATGGAGGACGGACTCTTCAAGTACCTACCCAAGAATGATGAGGCTTGGGTAAATTTCCTCCGACCATTTATGAAACTTACACGAAAAGAAAAACGAAACACAAACAAAAATTAAAAAACTTTATGAAAGAGCAAGACAGCACTAAAATGGAATTTCTTCTAACCCTTAACGACAACATTGTTGTTCAAAGGTATTTCAATGTTAGAGGTTACAATCCAAAGGCAAAAAACTCAATTGAATTCTATGACCTCATTAATGAGATTAAAGATGACCTACAGTATCATTTGAAAATGAAGACTGTTATTTACATGACGGATAATAGTGAATCTATTATGCATGACCCATCAGTTATGGATACCTCTTATACTGACGGACCAGAAATCTTTAACATCTTCGTTAAAAATGGAGACACGACAATTTGTCATAGAATTTTTGATGGAAAATATTTTCCACCCAAAGTTCGTTATACCGTTGACGTACGACCATTTTTGAAAGACATTCTTAGAGAATTAACTGACATTTTTTCAGAACAAAGATTAAGTTATCAATATTTGGATTTTGATTTGAGTAAGTGAGTATTTAATAATACACAGGGGAGCATTACAAATATATGAACAAAAATTTCGATTACTTAGGGAACACTTTCCAGATTCAACTATTGAATCAGATTGTGGTAGATAAAGACTTTTCATCGTCTATTCTTGATGTCATCGAGTCAACATACTTTGATAACAAGTATTTCAAAATCCTTTTACAGATGATTAAGGAATACTATGTAAAGTATGAATCAACCCCTAACTTCGAAACTCTCGAACAAATTGTCAAGTCTGAAGTTTCTCAAGAATTAGTCGCTAAAATTGTTTTAGATACACTCAAACAAGTTAAAGACGCTCCATTCGAAGGAACACAGTTTGTCCAAGAAAAGGCTTTGAAATTCTGTAAACAACAAGAACTTCAGAAGGCTATGGATAAGGCTCAAAAAATCATCACTCAAGGTGATTTTGAATCTTATGATAAAGTGGAGGGGTTAGTTAGAGAGGCTTTACAGGTTGGTGAAATAGAGAAAGGTCAAACAGATATTTTCTCGGACTTGGAGACAGTATTAGATGAGGATTATAGACACCCAATACCTATGGGTATACCAGGTATTGATAAACTACTTAAGGGCGGTTTGGCTAAGGGTGAGATAGGTGTAATCCTTGCACCAACTGGTGTAGGTAAGACAACCATCTTGACCAAGATTGCAAATACTGCATTCAATTTGGGTTATAATGTTCTCCAAGTATTCTTTGAGGACAATCCAAAGATTGTTCAGAGGAAACACTTTACGATTTGGACAGGTATTCCACCTGATGAGTTGGCACATCATAAAGAAGAAGTTATGTCAAAAATTACTGAAGTACAAGAAACAATGAAAAATAAACTTGTATTAAAGAAATTGGCATCTGATACTATGACAATGAATCAACTTAAAAATCAGGTTAGAAAAATGATTGCAGATGGAAACAAAATTGATATGATTATGTTAGATTATATTGATTGTGTATTACCAGAATCATCTTCTAAGGATGAGTGGAAGGCGGAGGGTTCGGTAATGAGAGGATTTGAAGCGATGTGTCACGAACTTAACTTAGTTGGTTGGACTGCGACTCAAGGGAATAGAAGTTCCATTTCTTCAGAAGTAGTTACTACTGACCAAATGGGAGGGTCAATTAAGAAGGCTCAAGTTGGGCACGTTATTATTACGGTGGCAAAAACACTCCAACAAAAAGAAATGAATCTGGCAACAATAGCGATTACAAAATCACGTCTTGGGAAAGATGGGGTTGTATTCGAAAATTGTAAGTTCAACAATGAACTTCTTGAGATTGATACAGAAAGTTCAGTTACGTTCTTAGGATTCGAAGAACAACAAGAAGAGAAGAAGAGAGACAGAGTCAAAGAGTTGATGGAGAAAAGGAAACAAAAAGAAGAACAACAAAGACAACAATTATAAAACACACAATTATTATGGAAAAAATTTTAGTAGAGAATCCCAATAGATTCGTTATATTCCCCATTGAGCACAATGACATTTGGGAATTTTACAAACAACACCAAGCTGCTTTTTGGACGGCTGAAGAAGTAGATTTAACTAACGATATTAGAGATTGGAATAATCTAACAGAAAATGAACAATATTTTATTAAAAATATTTTATCATTTTTCGCGGCTTCTGATGGTATCGTTAATGAAAATCTTGCAGAAAACTTCGTGAAAGAAGTACAATATCCTGAAGCTAAATTTTTCTATGGATTTCAGTTGATGATGGAGAACATTCATAGTTTGATGTATTCATTATTGATTGACACATACATTTCAAATGAAAAAGAAAAACAACTTTGTTTCACTGCTTTGGATAACCTACCTGCAGTTCAAAAGAAAGCAAAGTGGGCGTTGGATTGGATTCAAAATTCAACCTTCCAAGAAAGACTTATTGCCTTTGCGGCGGTTGAAGGTATCTTCTTCTCAGGGTCTTTCTGTTCAATTTTTTGGTTGAAATCAAGAGGTATCATGCAAGGTTTGTGTAACGCAAACAGTTTGATTTTCAAAGATGAGAATCTTCACTGCGACTTTGCAATTCACTTGGTTAATAACCACTTGGAAAATAAACCATCAGAGAAAAGAATCAAAGAAATCTTATTATCTGCATTGGAGATTGAAAAAGAATTCATCACAGAATCATTACCTGTTTCACTTATTGGTATGAACTCCAATCTTATGAAACAATATTTAGAGTTCGTTACTGATGGATTGTTGGTTAAATTCGGATGTAAAAAAGAGTTTAATGTTGAACAACCATTCAAGTTTATGGAACAGATTGCAGTTGAAACGAAGGGTAACTTCTTTGAATCAAGAACAATGGAATACCAAAAAGCGAAACTAAACGAAGAGTTATCATTTGATTCTGATTTTTAATTTAATACTTTTATATCTATGATGTCATTAAAAATTAAAAAAAGAAATGGGGATGACGTTGCGTTCAATCCTCAAAAAATTTATAACAGAATTAAACGTGCTGCAAAAGGTTTGACTGTAAACTCTGATGAGATTTTCATTAAGGTCATTACATCAGTACCAACTGAAGGTAACATAACTACAAAGGAGTTAGATAAACTTGTATATGAAATTGCTGCGGCATATACTGGAAGTCACTATGATTATTCGAGACTTGCTGCGTCAGTAGCTATCTCATCGTATCATAAAGAAACTGACCCAAGTTTTTCAAATGTGATGCATACCCTTCATGTTGATGGTGTTGTTCACGATGAACTTATGGAGATGATTGAGAAGTATGGACCTTCTAAGATTGATGAGGTTATCAATCATGAGAATGATTACAACTTTGATTATTTTGGATGGAGATCATTACAAGAAATGTATTTGTTGAAAACTCCACAAGGTAAAGTAATTGAAAGACCTCAACACATGTATATGAGAGTTGCTCTGTGGGTTACTAATTCATTCGAAGAAGCGGTAGAATACTACCATTCATTATCAAGTCAACGTATTTCTAAAGCGACTCCAATTATGATTAACTCAGGAACTAAAGTTCCTCAGTTAGCATCTTGTGTGTTACATTACAACAACTCAGATTCAAGAGATGGATTATTGAAAACCTTGAATGATATTTCAACATATTCTTCAGATGCTGCAGGTATTGGATTATCTATGTCCAACATCAGGAGTAAAGAAAGTAGAATCAAATCATCTGGTGGTTTCGCTGGTGGGTTGTTAAAATATCTTAAGATTGTAAACGAGTCATTGAGATTCTTTAACCAACAAGGAAGAAGGCCTGGTAGTGCTGCGATATACTTGGAACCATGGCACAAAGATATCTTTGATTTATTGGATATCAAAAAGAATACAGGGGCAGAAGAATTAAGAGCAAGAGATTTGTTTACAGCACTTTGGATTCCTGATAATTTCATGAGAGCAGTTAAAAACAATGAAGATTGGTATTTGTTCTGTCCAAATGATATTATCAAAGCAGGTATCAAACCTTTACAGGAATGTTTTGGTGACGAGTATGAAAGAAACTATCAGTTGGCTGTAAATGCTGGTATTGGTCGTAAGGTAAAGGCACAAGAGATTTGGAGTAAAGTAATCGAATCCCAAGTTGAAACTGGTGTCCCTTACTTATGTGCTAAAGATAGTGCGAACAAGAAGACCAACCATCAAAACATCGGTGTAATCAAACAATCTAACTTGTGTAATGAAATTTATCAGTATACTGATGAGGATACAACTGCGATTTGTACACTATCATCAATCGTTTTGAAAAACTTTATCGTTGACGGAAAGTTTGATTATAAACTTTTGATTGAAGAAGTAAGAAAGGCTGTTCGTGCATTGAACAATGTTATTGATAAGAACAACTATTCAACTCAGAAAGGTCTTAAAGGCGGTTTGGAACAAAGAGCGATTGGTATTGGAGTACAAGGTTTAGCTGACGTATTCTGTCTTATGGATTATGTCTTCACTTCGGATGAGGCTAAAACATTGAATAAAAATATTTTTGAAGCAATTTATTTCGCTGCGGTCACTGAAAGTAATGATTTGTGTAAAAAAGGAATTAGAAGACCTTACGAATTCTTCAAAGGTTCTCCAATGTCGAAAGGTATTTTCCAATTTGATATGTGGAGTGTTAACGAATCAGAGTTATTCTTGGATTGGGAAACATTGAAGAAAGATGTTATGGAGTATGGCGTTTGTAATTCATTATTTACCGCTCAGATGCCTGTTGCGTCATCTGCAAAGATTACTGGTTCTTTTGAAATGACAGAACCAGCACACTCTGCATTATTCAACAGACGAGTTGTTGGAGGTGAAATTATGATTGTGAACAAATACTTGATTAACGATTTCGAAAAAATTGGCATTTGGTCTGAAGACTTGAAGAATGAAATAATTCTGAATGAAGGTTCAATTCAAAATATTAACTTTAATTTATATCTTGACCCTGAAGATAAAAACTACAACAAAAAAGTTAAAAGAATTGAACACCTAATTCCAAAGTACAAAACAATTTGGGAAATTTCTCAGAGAGAATTGATTAACATGGCGGCTGACAGAGCACCTTTCATTGACCAATCTCAGTCTATGAATATCTATATGTCTAACCCGACATTGTCAAAGATTACATCATCCCACTTCCATTCATGGGAAAAAGGATTGAAAACTTTGTGTTATTATGTAAGAACTAAAGCGATATCAACAGGGGCTAAACACTTAGCGTTGGATATCTCAAAGACACAAAAACCAAAACCAAATGTTGAGGTTCCAAAAGTAGATTATAGTAGTATGAATTTACCACCAAAACCTGAAGGAATTGAAATTGAATGTTTCGGTTGTTCATCTTAATTAAATAATTAATCCCGATATATATCGGGATTTTTTATTTGTGGCTATTTATAAGGAAAAACAAGGGACTTATATTTATCTTTATGGCAAACGGAGTTACATATGGTATTAATTTTCCATTCAGAGATTCGAGACGAGGGGATTTTTTAGAACTTACTCAATTAGAATCTCAACAGGTAAAATCTGATTTAATACACTTACTTTTAACAAGGAAGGGAAGTAGATATTATTTACCTGAATTTGGTACTAGATTATACGAATTCTTATTCGAACCATTCGATGGATTGACTTTTGATGCAATTCAATCAGATATAAGAGACGCGGTTCAACAGTTTATGCCAAACCTTTTATTAAATCAGATAACAATTACACCAGCGGACCCAATGGAGGAAGTTGATACTATGATAGGTGAAAATATTATTGGTACAAGTGAATCTCCAATTTACAGATTACCAGGAAAAGGCACTTCAGAATATACTGCAAAAATTAGAATAGATTACTCAAACAACAGATCGACTTTTGCTCAAAGTGATTTTGTTATTATTAATATTTAATATAGATGGCAAATCGTAAAATTTCATATACAACTAGAGATTATCAGGGGATAAGAACTGAGTTACTGAATTATGTGAGGACATATTATCCTGAACTAATACAAGATTTTAATGACGCATCTGTATTTTCAGTATTTTTGGACTTGAATGCTGCCGTTGCGGATAACTTACATTATCACATCGATAGGAGTATTCAAGAAACAGTACTACAATATGCACAACAAAGATCTTCAATATATAATATTGCAAGAACTTATGGTTTGAAACTACCTGGACAAAGACCATCGGTATCTTTAGTAGATTTCTCAATTACGGTACCAGCCTTCGGTGATAAAGAAGATGAAAGATATCTTGGAATTTTATCAAGAGGGTCACAAGTTTCAGGGGCGGGAATTGTTTTTGAAAATATATATGATGTTGATTTCACTTCACCATACAATGCCCAAGGATTTCCTAATAGACTTAAGATACCTAACTTCAATGCCAATAACGTATTAGTAAACTATACAATTACTAAACGAGAGTTGGTAGTTAATGGTATTACTAAGGTTTTCAAAAGAGTTATAACACCAAATGATGTTAAACCATTTTTTGAATTGTTTCTACCTGAAAAAAATGTGCTGGGTATAACAAGTGTTTTACTTAAGAGTGGAACTGAATATACCAACATACCAACAAGTGCGGAATTTTTAGGACCATCTAACAAATGGTATGAGGTAGACGCTTTAGCCGAAGATAGAGTTTTTATTGAAGATCCAACAAAAGTATCTGACCAACCAGGTATTAAAGTTGGTAGGTATATTCAAACACCAAATAGATTTATTAGTGAATATACACCTGAAGGATTCAAAAAATTAACTTTTGGTGGTGGTACAAATACTGCACAAGATGCTCTTAACCAATTCACGACATTAGGGGCGACAATAGATTTACAGAGATATTCGAACAACATATCTTTAGGGTCTGCTTTAACTCCAAACTCAACTTTATTTGTACAATATAGAATCGGTGGTGGCTTAGGTACTAACTTAGGGACAAATGTTATTACTCAAATTGGTACTGTGTCTTTCTTTGTTAATGGACCATCCGAGCTTACTAACTCATCAGTAGTGAATTCTTTGAGATGTAATAACGTTACTGCGGCAATCGGTGGAGCGGGGTTACCGTCACTTGAAGAAATTAGAAACTATGTGTCATTCAACTTCTCAGCTCAAAAAAGAGCCGTTACAGTACAAGATTATGAGTCTATTATCAGAAATATGCCATCAGAGTTTGGTGCACCTGCTAAAGTTTCAGTTACTGAAAACAATAACAAAATTTTGATTCAATTATTATCATATGATACTTCAGGAAAGTTAACAAATATTGTATCAAATACCTTAAAACAAAATGTTGCGACGTATCTTTCTAACTATAGAATGATGAATGATTATATATCTATTCTTACTGCTGAGGTTATCGATTTAAGTGTTGAAGTTTCTATTGTTTTAACATCGGCTCAGAATTCAGGTCAAGTTATTGCTGATGTTGTGGATAGAATCGCAGCTTACTTTAATCCTCAAGTAAGGGAGTTGGGACAGAATGTTTATTTATCTGAAATTCAAAGCATTGTTCAAAATCAAAATGGAGTTTTAACTGTTTCGGGTATTAAAGTTTTCAACAATGTTGGAGGTCAGTATTCATCCGCAGAAACTTCTATGCAATATTCTAACCCTGAGACAAGAGAAATTCAACCAGTCAACTCAACAATTTTCGCTCAACCATCACAGGTATACCAAATCAGATATCCAAACAAAGATATTAAGGTTTCGGTTCAGAATTTCCAGTCTACTACTTTCTCATAATCGGTTTATTATCCGAAGCTTTGGTTTATAATTTAGAATGTGTGTGCTTTTAATTCTTAAAAATTACACATAAACTATTTATAAATTAAAGATATTACATGGGTGATTCATATAGAATTAAGACCGAACTTGGTATTAATAAATCAATTAATGTACAATTAGACCAAGAGTTTGAGTTCTTAGAAATACTATCTCTTAAAATACAACAAACTGATATCTACACAAGAAGCTGTGCTGATTATGGTGTTTTGGTTGGTAGAGTCACAGCTAATAATGGATTTGGTGTCCCAAACGCCAGAGTTTCAATATTCATTCCAATCGAAGAGGTTGATGAATCAAACCCAATAATTACAAGTATATATCCATACAAATCTCCAAACGATAGGAACGATGATGGGTATAGATATAATTTACTTCCTTATACACCATCGTATTCAAAACACTCTGCGACTGGAACACTACCTTCAAAATCTGATGTTCTAACAGGAAGCACTGCCGTAGAAATCTACGACAAGTATTATAGGTTCACCTCTAGAACAAATGATAGTGGAGACTATATGATAATGGGAGTTCCACTCGGAGCACAGACTATAGTGATGGATGTTGACCTTTCAGACATAGGTGAGTTCTCCTTAACACCACAAGATTTAATTAGAATGGGTTTAGCGACTGAAGCACAAGTTGCTGGAAATAAATTCAGAACATCTACTGACTTGAATTCCTTACCTCAAATTATTAATCTAACCAAAAATGCTGAAATTTCTCCTTTATGGGGAGACCCTGAAATATGTGACATATCGATTAATAGAGTAGATTTTGATTTACGAGACGACGCCAACGTCGATATCCAACCAACCTCAGTTTTTATGGGGTCAATGTTTTCTTCTCCTGATAAATTCAGAATAAGGAGAAATTGTAAACCCAAAGATAATATGGGTAATTTGTGTGGGCTTACTTCAGGACCTGGTCAAATATTAGCGATAAGACAGACTACACAACAAGATGAAGACGGTAATCCCGTACTAGAGGTATATGAGTTGGAACAAGCTGGTAATGTAATTGATGGAGACGGGACTTGGTTAACAGAATTACCAATGAATTTGGACTATGTTGTAACAAATGAATTTGGAGAAAGAGTTTTGTCTAACGATCCTACTCTCGGCATACCAACTAAAGGTAAGTACAGATTCAAAGTAAAATGGTCACAAGCGAATGATTTAACCATGCAGACAAGGAGGCCGAGTTATTTGGTTCCTAACGTAAAAGAGTATGGATGGATTAATTCTACAACAGACCCAACCAATTCGGGAAGTCAAACAACAAAAGACATTCAAGAAAGTTCTTATTATTTTGGTTTGGCTTGGAGTGGATACACAAATGGTTTTAATGGATCAGAACAGATAGATAGATTAAATGAAATAATTGACTGTGAAGACACTTTTTATGAATTTCAATTCAATCGAGTTTATACAATATCATCATTAATTGATCAATATAAAAAAGGAGACGGACGAGGTAGATTTATTGGAATAAAAGAAATTGATGATGATAGTTGTGATAGTACTATTAACAAGTTTCCTGTTAATGATGGGTTCAAAAACTTTGATTTGTTATACTTTTTATTTTCAATATTATTCACGGTAATTCAATTTGTTGGATTAGTTATTTTGATAAATGCTCACTTACTTTTGGGCATTTACACTATCGTAATTCAAGCCTTGTGTTTCTTGTGTGATGTTGAAATTCCTGTAATCAAAGTTAGGCCATTCGGTTTTATTTGTATCGCATTGAATATAAAATGTGAAACTAAAAGTTTTACTATTAGATTACCGATGATAACTTATCCGGAATGTCAATCTTGTTCTTGTAATGAAGGCAAACTAAATTCTGAGGCTCTTTTGGGAGGTACTTCTGGAGTTTTGTCTTATGTTTCATTTCCACCAAGTTATTATCAGGGACTAGAGTCAATTTTTGGAGCGGACGGAACTCCTTCTGAAGATATACAAATAAAATCTTCTATTTTCTCACAAGCAATTGCGGGAAATAATGATTCTGTGTCGGATTTGAATATTTTCAAAACTCCAGTATCATCTGTTGAAAGATTTTTATCCGATGAATCTGATGAAAGAAAACACTTTGCGTTTTCAGATAGTTTGACGTTGGGAGAAAGAATTAATATATTCAATTCAAGACAAAACTATTTTGAGGGATTGAATAGAATTAAAGTTACCTTCGCAAAAGATTCTAACCTTGGTAAATTTCACTTCGATAATACGATTACTGTACTTTCTAATTCCAACTATCAAGCCGGACAATTATTGACAACTGTTAATCCTGCAACAACTTCGGACAGGAATTTTTTATTTACTGCTCAAACCGAGAATGGAATTGTTAATGGTATTACAGGAACAACAATAACTGGTTCGGCCTTAATCGATGTAAAGTATGCGGTTAATCAGACCTCAGAACAAACCACAACTTATTCTTTACCAACAGGTAGTACAGTTGTAAGACAATCATACCCTCAAGACAGGGAATATTTTCAAGTAGTGACCGCCATAACGATTGCGGATGCAGTCAAAATATGGAATACAAATGAATTGGAGACTTTCCCAAATGTTCTAAACGCACCATCAAGAATTACTTTGGCGAAAAAAAGGGCGTTCCCTATTCCGGGGTATAGACGGGATGACGATTTCTTGATTAACCCAATGAGTGCTTTTACTGAGATGGGTGAACAATATATATTAGTATTACAAAGAGGTGTTGACCCTTATTCTCCAAAATATACAAATGAATATCGACTTGGAAGAATATTTGGAAAAAATATTGATGACTCTGAATTTATATTTACTGCACAAACAAGGTTAAATATACCAATACAAAAGTTAACTCAAACTAATATATCGGTCCAACCATTTACCCAAAGTGGTATGTTTTATCCGTCGTATTTTTTCGAAGCGGGAAATAACTTTTCTGGATTTACAACATCGACTGTTGGTTACTATGGAAGCTTAGACGCGACATCTAACAACAACAGGTTAAGGGACGAGAATTTAGGAGGAGTTACTGCTATGGTTAGTAGAACTAATAATGATTTTTATTCATCGACTCAAAATGCTGCAAAATATGATCTGTCTGAAGATGTATCAGGAGGGTCCTATATATTTTCGAACATCGACGCATTTTCACTCACACCATTTCTTTTACTCACATTCAATTTTAATTATAATGATGTAAAATATGAGTATTTTACTCCTAACGGATATCCTCAGTTATTGGTAAATCCTATGCCAATCTCTTCTAAAATAAACAACGTTATGAGGACTGATAGGTTACCATCATCCGATGCGTTGAATGGTAGTTCATGGGAAGCTAATCCGGCATTACTACAACAAAATAATAATTTTATTTTTTACAATATCACTGACCCCGATCAACCATTGGATTTGGCGTCATATCAAACTGGTGCCGAGATACCAATTGAAGATCTTGATGGATTACCAAATGATTTGACCGTGTTTTCAACATTTAGTTGTGAAAATATGGTTGGATTAGATTGTTATCAAGGATTTGGTGACAATTTTGGAATAAATCAAGAATGTACTACAAAGGATAATGTGTATAAAGGTTGTTATTTGTTCTTAAGAAGGCCACTACTTGATTTAGGAAAAGATCTTTCAAACTTTAATGAATGGGGGTATAGATTCAGATTCTTTTATGGGTTATGTAGAGGAGTACTTTCCCAATCATTTATGAACAATTGGATTAACGGTTCATTATATTTCTTTCCAATACAAGTTGATACTTTTTATAATAGACAAAATAAAGTCGGTCAGGTTCGGTTCTGTGAAGATGTGGTGTATTATAATCGGGATAGTAACAACTTCTATTATAGAAGTAGCCCATACAATTTTACAACAAACAAATTTGTTGGAAAAATAGTAAACAAACAAGATGGAGGTATTAATGATTTGAACTTATTATATCCCACCACTGTCATAAATTTGGGAATGAAAGATTATTTCTATTCTGAAATAACTTTTGACCCTACAACTCGAGGATTTATATTACCTAACATAAATCCAACAAGCTATGGGGATACTTCTGATTTGATTAATTTGTTTGTAATATCAAGAATTACAGATGAAAATTTCTTAGAACAATTAATACCTGCAGGAGATAACTCCATCAATCAATTATTTTCGAGACCTGAAAGAAGGATAGATGGAGACCTTGCTCAACTGTTGTCAATTAATAGTGAAATTGGAAATATTAATTTTTCACCAGAATATTATGATATTTTATCTGGTGATACTAATCCACCTACACAAATTTTAGGGACTGAAAAAGATCCAACTATTGCAGTATGGTTTTCATCTACTACGGAAGATTTACAAACTAAAGATTATCTGACACCTGGTAGAATAAATTTCAGAGGTACCGATGACATAGGATATTATCCGTACCCTTATAGTATAAAATCACAGGTGGTACCTTTTTATCAATGGAAATTGGCTAACACTAATCTTATTTTCGGTAATCAAAATAATACGTGGGCAACATCTTTATCAGACATTGTTCAAAATGTTAGGTATCAATCGTTAGATAGATATGCATCTGATACTCAGTATTTTTGGAGTAACAATTCAGAATCTAATGATTTGAATGCACGAGGATATATATTCAATGTCAATGGAACAGTTGGTAATGGTCAATATATTGCAACTGGGGCATTGAAACAAAAATTTGTGGTTGGAGCTCCATTCCAATTTTATTTTGGAACTATTGTCGGACAAACCGCTTTGGATAAATTCAAAACAAAGTATTCTGTAGATGAATAAGTATACAATAATACCGAGTGGACTTAGATATAAGGGTGCCCCATCTTTAGATGAGGAACTTTCTGTAACGCTCCAAGAACAGAGTCAAGAACTGACTGAGTATGATAGGACTTCAACCTTGAATTTAGCTCAGATTTATGATGATGAGAGACAGACTAGTACGATATTCAGACCTACCTTCAAGATTACATACTTGTATGACAACACGTATACTGGTTCAACAACTTATTTACCTTTCCAATACAACCTTTATTACAGTGACCCTGTAGCTTCAAAACAAAGTGGGATATGGAGAGGATTTCCTCAATATTACGAGTTTGATTTTTATAGACCTAATGTGGGGGACAATCACTTTCAGTACAAAGCAAAAAGTGCCTACACTTATAATTGGATGTATTACTTAACATACCCGTACGAGAATGATAGTAATAGACAATTAACATATTACTCGACAACAAATAATGATGTCAACTGGACTGCGTCTAGTGGAATCCCATTCTCAATCAGGAATACTACACAGAATGGTAATGGATTAGTTTCATTTGTCTGTGTTGCTCCTCATGGATTAACTACGGGAGAATATGTTGAGTTATCTTTAACTTATAGGGGGTCTAATATATTTCAGGTATATTCTATTGGTAATGGATTGTTTGGAAGTAGTACACATGTTTTCAATTTATTTAACATTGGATTTACAGGTGCGACATTTAGTAATGGCACGATTGGAACGTTTAGGAGGGTAATTAACCCTGACAACTTAACAGAAACTAAATCGAAATATTATGTAAAAAAATATAAGGTGTTGACTAACTTAAACGACCTTGCGATTACAAAAGCGGGATTTGAAAAAAATGTATTTGGGGAAGAAAAGAAATTGGAATATAGTTCTATAACTCCAAACAACGTTACAAGAATATCTCAAAAATCTAGTAGTAATGCATATGACGTAACATCTAACTATGATTTAGACTTTGCGGGTTTTTTAGATAATCAAAAAAGACCACTGAATGAAATAAGTCTTACTATTGTTAATAAGGGTTATTCAGGATATTTTAATCAATCATTCAACGGAGTTGGGTTGAAACAGGGATGGGAATTTAATTTATCTAAAACTCCTAATCCTTGGTGGGACTTAAATAATCAAAGGTCAAATACAAGTATACCAGTTTCGGCATATACTCTCACCAATGGTGCGACTAAAACATTCTATTACAACACAGATTTGAAACCTGGAGATGTCATGGATGGTGATTTTTGTGAGTGGAATGACTATGAACAAGTAGAACGTGTAGTATCGCCATATTATCATAAGATAAAGTTTAACCAACAGGTTTTTCAGACTACAAATAATTTTTCAACCAATTCACCAGGTTATTATTATAAACCACATAACACTATGGTTCTCAAAGTTTTTTCGGATTATATAGAGACCGCTGAATTGGGTTTAATTGATAATGTACCGAGTTGGGCATTTTACTCAACTGCCGACCAAGAGTTCAGATGGAGAGATATTTATACCTATGGGTTTATTGACAACTTGCGTCGTGGGGTTAATTATCCATTTTTGAATTCGGCACAATATCCATATACCCAAGTGATTTTCAGATTGATACCTGAAGGAATAAATTATAATGATAATCTTGATGGATTTGATTTTGCAATTAAACCACTAATTGATGAGTGCGAATAAATTTGTAATTAAACAAACTGGCTTTGTTGACAAACAAATCAACATTCCTGTTGAACTCAAGTGGGATTATTTGGGGTTAGATTTGGCTATTGATGAGTATGAGGAGAAAGCGATTAGAGATGTTATAGGTAAAGGAAGAGATTTTGAAATCTCAAGATTTGCACACGCACCTGCAACAGGTACTACAAATGACACTTTAATTAACTACGAATTTTACTTTTATTCTGGAGGGTCTCTTGACGATTCAAGTAATTGGAGAATCAATTACTTAAGTGAAGGATTTACTCCACAAGAAGTATATTATTATGAGAATGTATTTGCCAACTCATTTTTCAAGTTGGATTTCTATGATACTCCTGACGAAAAACAACAAACAAATTATTTGACAATTATATTACCAACACAACAAGGTTTGACTATGGAAACTCAAATGCAAAGGACTTTGGTTAACATTAGAAAACCTCAATTTGTTTTGGATTATGTTGGTGATAAAGAAGGGTTTTTTGTGTATTGGTTGAAGAAACGAAATTTTCTTAATATAAATACATTTTTTATGACCGCTAAGTTTTTTAATGCGAAGACGGGACAGTTCACAAAAATGATGACAGGTAGAGGAGCGAATCCAATCGATCTTACTAACGGACCCCAAGTCAATTTAAGTAGAAATAACAAGTATTATTTTGATAATACACAGTTTTTCTACTATACCGTAAAACTTGATTATGAAACACAGACTTACCAAGTGTTTAATACTAGTGGACAAAGGGTGGGAACCAATATCCCCATAAAATGGTATGAGTACGTAAATCCACCACAATAATGTCACAGGATAGTTATAGATTCATAGTTTCACCTGAGAATATTAAAGGAGATTTGTCTGTGGTAAATTACCAAGGGACTCCTGTTGGTGTTTATTCGGCAATGACGCAAGTTGTTAGTTCAGGACCTAATGGGACTTCAATATTAACTGGTTTATCTGTAAACGTCTTATTAAGACAAACTGCGGTTGATGCGGGATACTATAGTCCATTTGATGGAGCGGTGTTACAAAAAGATGTTGTAACGAACTTTCTATTCTCTTCAACAACAACTAATCCATACGTATGGAATGTTTACAATACTTCGGATGAGTTTCAAAAGTTTTTGGAGTTATCGGTGTATAGAGTGGATTGGGGGGACGGAAGTCCGAAACAAACCATAACAACTTATGCCCCCAATTCAATAAGTCATACTTATCCAACCGCGACCAAACAATATACTATAACTTTAGAACAAACTAATCCTTGGGGTATAACAAAGGTATCGAAAACAATCAATGTTCCATTTACTGATGTTGTAATTTATAATCCACAGGGGGAAGCGTTTTTTGCGCCATCCACAGGAAATTGGATTGGGACACCTGTATCTTACGATTACATTTTTTCGGGAGATGCGGTGAACGTAGTTTCGGCTCAGACATCTAATAACTATGTTACAATTCCATTCATGGTTTCAGGCAATACAAAATCTAGGGTAAATGAATTGGCGTTGTATGGTAGCCCTAAATTTCAAGTTGGTGTGCCTGTTATTAGTTATGGACAAATATGGGGGGCAATCTCAGATATAAATCCTGTATTTACTGCCTATACAATTACTGGAGTTCATTACTATGATTACAATGATGGGACCACAATATTCTTCCAAGAATCATCGGGGTTAACATCGAATAATTTGACCGCACAACCTATCACTAAAGATGAGGTTTTACTCAAAGTAATTGACCAAGCACAAATACAAACTAATATATTCGTTGAAAGAGGAAAGAATAGTGCTTACGAAAGAGTGATGAGGTTAGGTGAAGTAGATAACTTGGGAGATATGATTAACTATGGATATGGATTTTTCAACGTAGTTAATAAAGAAAGAATTAATTGAAAAAAGGAAATAAAGTATTTATAAATTAAATAAGAGAATATGGCAATCGGCTCATACGGTACAATAAGACCTTCAGATGTTTCACCAGCGGATGTTGATATCATTATGAATTACACACCTACAAGGGATGTGACAGACCAGTTTGTCCTAACAAAGTTGGATGCACAAACAATATTAAGACCTTACTTCGCAAACTCCGAAACAGGGGGGAATGCAGGTGTTGAAGTTTTGGGAGGCCTTTATAATTTAACACTACCTGCAAATCAGTTTAACGCGTTGGGGATTTACACTTTATATATTAGACCTGCTGAGATTAGAACGGTAATTAGTGATTGTGGTGTATTAAGTGCATTACCGAACGTTAAGGGTATTATAATTGACGTTTCTGATGTACCAACACAATATCAAAACAAATTTGTTCCACAAGGATTGGTTGGATTCAGAGTTGAATATCTAAACGCTGATGGGTCGAAAATTCCTAATTTCTTCAGAGTTGTAACATCAAGTTTCTTCTGTGAACCTGTTGTGACAAATGAAGTTAATACAACACAAAAAGCGATTAGATATAGATATGTTGAAGGAAACTCAAATTTGATATTCCTAACTCTTTCACCATCTTCATCACCAACGAACAAACCAAACGCAACTCCGTACATCGGACAGCCTGACCAAGATATTATTATTTCTAATACCTTCTTCAATCCAGTATCTATTGAGATTGAAATGGTTGAGTACGATATTTCTTCTCTTGCTATTGCGCTATATGGTAATCAAACTAAGTCTATTGATGATGGTATCTACACTATCTACGACTCTAATGATAATATCTATAGACAGTACAACCTATACGAAATTAGAGACCAATTTAATGCTCTTCTTTATGAGGTTAGACAAAGTAGAGGTAATAATATCGATTTCAGCAAAAACTTTACAAATATAACTAGTTAATGGCTACGACTCAAAGTACTACTAAATTTTTTTACCCACCACGGCCGGGTAGTGGAGCCGCAACCTTCTCTGACAATATTGTAGGATTACAAACAGTTGAAGGAGGAGGACTTACGCAAGGTAACTTTGAGTTCACAACTTCGGTTACAGAAAGAGTAACTAGAGACTTTAATGTAGGAGCATTCTCTGAACCTATAAGTTTGGAGGGGCTAAATATTACTGATTTAACTGAGAGTAGAAGAATAATGGCGACACAGTTCAGAGTATATCCGAACTATGATGTGTCACAGGTCCTAAACTTTTCAATGTATGGGTCATTAAGTAAGAGATTTCAAGTTTCAATTACTGAAATTATCCATAGATTTCCAGCATCTTTGGATATACAGTTCAATAATGAGGATTTCGTTACTGGCGCGACAGCAACTAATATATCTTACGATTCAACATTAAATGAAACTACATTCAGAATAGATACTAGTAGAATCAATAACCCATTTGATATTGATTATTCATTAAGTGCAACAACAAACTTATCAGTAAGGGAGATTACGGTTTCTCCTTATAGGAATCTATATAACACCTATTTGGATTACTGTGTTGCGATTAATGACAATATTTATAATCTTGTTGCATTCAGACCTTCACAAACATTATCTTCAGGATTTATTGAATTGATTGTGTCGGGTTCACCATTTGGTACTACGGCAACTACTTCGAATGAAGAGTTCCAAGTCAGACCAAATGATTTTGTGGTTGACCGAATCTTCGCTGAAGATTTCGATGAGGTTCAAAAGTTCTTACTCAACCGACTTATTAGACCTGAATATACTGCGGTATTCCAAGTTCCACAACAGAATGAGGCTGGTCAATTTTTCACGGATTATCAGCAAGTAACATGGCCAAAAGAAGGACCGTGGAACTTGGATATTAAATCATTTTTATTTGAAGACTATTTAAGTCAACTTGAGGCGATAGCCATTAATTTGGACTCATTCAAAACAAATTTAATATCAAGATTTTTGGTGACTGATTCCTTAAAAGAATTTGATACATTAGGACAAAAAGTTGAAAAGATATTTCAAATTTACGGTAGAAGTTTTGACCAAATCAAACAATTCATAGATGCGTTGGCGTATATGAACTCTGTTAGTTACAATCCTTCAAATGATATTCCATCACAACTTTTGGTCAACTTGGCACAAACTTTAGGATGGAGTTCAAATTTTTCGCCAATAACAAACGAGGATTTTCTAAGTTCGGTATTCGGAAATACTTCAACTCCAACATATCCAGGATATGCAAGAGCCCTAACACCAACAGAATTGAATTACGCTTTCTATCGTAATCTAATTTTGAACGCGTCTTATTTGTTCAAATCAAAAGGAACGAGAAGGTCTGTTGAATTTATGTTAAGATTAATAGGTGCACCTGATTCATTGATAGAGTTTAATGAACACATTTATTTAGCAGACCAAAAAATAAATATGGACCAGTTTGGGGTTCAGTGGGCATCAATTTCAGGAGGTACATATGTTCAAAATACACCAGGGTTTATACCTGGATCAACGTATAAGATAAAAGGACAAACATTCAGTGCGTTTACCTCCACGAATACGTATCAAGATGTGACGACAAGACTAGATGATTATCCTGTCGATTTGGAGGGATATCCGAAAGCTCCTGTCAATACAGAGAGTTATTTCTTTCAAATAGGGGCTGGATGGTACGAATCAACACCATCACATAGAAGTCCTGACGAAGTTACAGTAACTGGCCAAGTATTCACAGGCCAAAATTTTAATATTCAAACACAGTTAGCACCATTTACTTATGGACAACCTTACTTGAATAGGTTTAGAGACTTTCCGTTTATGACTGAAGGATTCAAACTTAGAAAAGTAGTTGATAATAATAAATCTTGGTTGGAAGAAGATGATAAAATCAGAGTTTCAACAAGTGCGGATTATAATGCATATTATTTCGTTGACAATGAAAAGTTAGTTTTGAATGTTAAAAACGTAGACCTTTTCTTAAATCCTGCACAAGGTTTAGTTTACGATGTTTGGGACCAATCAAGAAGATATGACTATCCAATTCCTGAATCAGGACTAACCGTTGGATATCCTGTACCTGGTGGTGTTGATTCTACATTCGTAAATCCACAGCCAAAAAAGAAAACGTTTTTTGAATTCTCTCAAACTTTTTGGGAGAACATGATTAATGTTAGAAACCGTCAATACATTACTGATGGAAAAACTGGAGGTTATCCAACATTACAATCAATCTTTTGGAAGTACATTGAATCCGAAAGTGCGGTTGGGTTACCTAATAACAAATATACTTATCAAAAATTAATTGATTATGTAAATGGTATTGGTCCTTATTGGATGAAGTTGGTGGAACAAATGATTCCTGCAACAACAATATGGAACACGGGGGTTAGAATGGAAAATTCAATATTCCAAAGACAAAAGTTTGTTTATCGAAGACAAAGAGGATGTCAGTTTATTCCTGTACCTGTCGATCCTTGTTTCATCATATCTAATATTTTTGATTACACCTGTACAACTGAATATACGGACTTCAACATATATCCTTGGTTGAATGGAGATGTTGATGTTAGTAATTTCAGTAGTATCTTATCAAATAGAGTCAATAATATGTTAGCACAGAGTGGGTTAACATTAAATGACTGTATTCAGAATTCAGTTGAAAGTAATTGGTATGTTGATTTAAGGATTGGTGGGGATTTAATAATTAAAGAATTATTCTATGTTGGATATGGTTTGACTGATGTACCAACTAATACAATGTGGAGAAATGCTTTAATACAATATCTTCCACAACTATATGATTATGGATTTACATTTTTCTTAAATGGTAATTTGTTAACAATTACAAGTCTAACTTGTACCGAAAGAAATATTAATGAGACACTTTCCTTGAATTCAGGGATAAATATAAGTATAAACTGTACTAATAACTAATGGCAGCATTAAATTATAACATAACGGTAACTGGTGATTGTTCCAATAATAATTCAGGAGCTTTCAATTTATTCGTTAGTGCGGGGACACCTCCATACACAGTACAGTTCCTTAATCCATCTTACGCCCCTCAAACTATAACAATTCAGCCAGCATCTTTAGTTGGGTTGGCAAGTAATGTTTATCAAGTTAGGGTAAATGATAGTAGTTTACCAACTAACAATGAGTTTCTACTAAACATTCCAGTGTCAAGTGGAGTTTGTGGTTCGATTGTCGCAGTACAAAATACAACTTGTGGAGTTAATAATGGATCGGTTACAGGTTCATCAACTTCGTTATATTCATCAACAAACTTTTCATTGTATGATATAAATAACAATTATCTTACCTCAGCATCTACAAACACAAATGAAGCGGTTTTTGGTCAATTGAGTGCGGGAACTTATTATTTGGGAGTTACAGATTTAGGTGGATGCACTGCTTTTACTCAGACATTTATAGTTGAAGAATCGGAGCCTTTGGATTTTGGTTTATATGTTGTGCCAAATTCAAGTTGTGGTGGAAGTCCAATAGGTAAAATTTTTGTAACAGGTCAAACTGGACAAGCACCATACAGTTATCTATGGAGTAATGCACAGACAGGTAGTACGATTACAGGATTAACTTCGGGTACATACTCTGTTGAAGTTACCGATGCTTACGGATGTATTTTATCTAAATCGGCGACAATAACCAACGTAAGTCCGGTCGGTCTTGGAATATTTACATCGACTGCACCAACTTGTCTCCAATCAAATGGGGTCATCAATATGACCATCACAGGTGGAACAGCACCCTTTTACTATTCAGCCTCTACAGGAGACGTTTTAGTTTCCTATTCAAGAACGTTTACAATTTCATCATTATCTGCTGGTCAATATAACTTCCAAGTTACAGACGCAGGACTATGTCAAATGTTCGCAGGTACAACACTTGAAACTCCGGGTGGGATAACAAGTGTTAGTGTTCAAGGACAAAATTCAACTTGTTCTAGTACTAACGGTTCAATTACTGTTAATTTGGTTGGAGGAACTTCACCATATACTTATACATTAATTTATCCGACAGGGAATCAACTGAATATTAGTAATTCTCAAACTACTCAAATATTTGGAAATTTAAGTGGGGGTACTTACACTGTGGGTGTATCTGACAATACAGGATGTTCTTTTTTAGAGGAGGTAACTTTAGTTGCTCAAAACAAATTTACAATTTCAACACAGGTTGTAGGAACTAGTTGTAATCAAAATAACGGTTCTGTAACAATTTTAACAACAACAGGTGCAACTTTACCTTTGGATTACTCTGTAGATGGAATCCAAAATGTAATTGATACAAACTTAACTGCGGTAACATTCAATAATTTATCGTCAGGTACTCATGTTATTACCGTAACCGATGCGGATGGATGTATTCAAACTACAAACATATTAGTACCAAGTAGCCAATCATTAAATTATTCATTATATAGTACTTCTTGTGGTAGTGGGTCAAGTGGGAAAATCACGGCATTCATTACTTCAGGCGAACCACCATTTAGTTTCAATTGGTCTGATAATGTACCAAACGAACCACAACAAATTCAAGTTAGTGGTTTGACGGCAGGTACTTATTCTTTGACTGTGGTGGATGCAAATGGATGTTCATTAACAAGAAATACGACCATAACTTGTAATACGAATTCTACCTCCTATCAAACTTATGTCATGGGAGCTGAAGTATTTAACATTCAATCTCCAACTAAATTTGGATTATTACAAATGTTGAATGAAGGATTTTTTGATTTAACCTCAGGAAATACAAGTTGTGATTTAATAAGTGCAACATTTACTGCAAAAGTTTCGGTAAATCCATCGGGGATAGTTGCAACTCAAAATTTCTTTACATCAACATCATTAGTCCAAGTACCTACTGATAATCAATGGTATGATACAATTCGTACTTTATTATTGGGTATACCTGGTGTGGGTAATGTTATAATAGACCAACTAAATAATCAAATAACTATCGAAACAAGTAGAAATAATACTTCTTTGGAAGGAGAAGAAATCGTTATCGATCTAGTTATAGACTATAATATAATTTGTTTAACATGAGTAATCAGGTAGTAGTTACGGAAATATCGGGAGGGACATACCCAATTAATGTATTCATATCGGATGTTTACGGAAACTATGAGACTTTTTTGGGGACAATAAACTCTGGTCCGGTACCTCCAAATATAGAATATAACACAGTAATTCCACCAATATTTCAAACTGCACCTGAAATTTTGTTGAAAATGGTCGATGCCAACAATTGTCAGGTGTTTAAGGTATTGACTTGTGTATTTGGAGATTTCATTATAACTCAAAATGGAATTATCATAATGACTCAAAGTGGTAACAATTTGGTTGTACAGTCATCGGGAGGCGTTCCTCTATAGACCGAAAAAATAAAATGATATATAGAGAAAAAAATAATATAGAAAAATATTTATAAGTTATGTCAAACACTAGAATAACTGATTTACCTATAGTCTCCGCCGCGACCTCGAATGATAGACTATATATTGTTACAAATTTTACGGGAGGAACCTCAGGAACCTCAGGTCAAATAGCTTTTTCATCCTTAACTGCAAGCATTTCAGGGGGTACAAGTGGTACGTCAGGTTCAAGTGGGTCTTCGGGGTCAAGTGGGTCATCAGGTTCAAGTGGGTCATCAGGAACATCCGGATTAGAAGGTAATATTGCCGTTTGGAGGTTTACAGGGTCTACTGTTATGTCAAATCCTGGTACAGGATACTTTGCACTAAATACTGGTGACGATTTTTCATTGACTACAACAGGAATTACAATAAGTGATACTGCGTTTAGTCCTGCGCAAGATTTTTCGAGTTTATTAAATACATTAACTGTTGGTACTACAATCAAATTAGTTAGAGTAGACAATCCATCATTTTTCAAATTATTAAGAATTACGGCAGTTTCACCAACTTATCCTAATTATGAAGATTACGAAGTATTTCAAGTTGCTGCTGGTGGTGCGGGTTCAATTCCTGCGAATACACAATTTATTTTTAACATTATAGGCCAATCTGGTACTTCAGGGTCTGCTGGTACAAATGGTACTTCTGGAACTGATGGAACATCAGGAACAAGTGGGACATCAGGAACTTCAGGTACTAGCGGAACTTCAGGATCTAGTGGTACTTCAGGGTCTAGTGGAACAAATGGTACTTCAGGAACAAATGGTACCTCAGGTACTAACGGAACATCTGGAACTGATGGAACATCGGGAACAAGTGGGACATCAGGAACTTCAGGTACTAGCGGAACTTCAGGATCTAGTGGTACTTCAGGGTCTAGTGGCACAGATGGAACATCGGGTACGGATGGAACCTCAGGAACAAATGGTACTAGTGGTACATCAGGGACTAGCGGTACTTCAGGAACATCTGGAACAAGTGGTACCTCAGGATCTAGTGGTACTTCAGGGTCTAGTGGTACAGATGGAACATCGGGTACGAATGGAACCTCAGGAACAAATGGTACTTCAGGAACTGATGGTACATCAGGCACTAGTGGAACATCAGGCACTAGTGGTACATCAGGTACTTCTGGAACAAGTGGCACATCAGGAACTAGTGGCACATCAGGTACTAGTGGCACATCAGGTACGGATGGGACAAGCGGAACATCAGGTACGAGTGGTACATCAGGGACAAGTGGTACGTCAGGTACAAGTGGAACATCAGGTACAAGTGGTACTTCGGGTACATCTGGGACAAGTGGAACTGATGGTACATCTGGAACAAGTGGAACTTCAGGAACAAGTGGAACTTCAGGAACAAGTGGAACTTCAGGAACAAGTGGTACTTCAGGGACTAGTGGTACTTCAGGGACTAGTGGTACTTCAGGAACTAGTGGTACAGATGGTACATCTGGAACAAGCGGAACTTCAGGAACAAGTGGAACTTCAGGAACAAGTGGTACATCAGGAACAAGTGGTACATCAGGAACAAGTGGTACTTCAGGGACTAGTGGTACAGATGGTACATCTGGAACAAGTGGTACATCTGGAACAAGTGGGACTTCAGGAACAAGTGGGACTTCAGGAACAAGTGGGACTTCAGGAACAAGTGGTACAGATGGTACAAGTGGTACAGATGGTACAAGTGGTACAGATGGTACAAGTGGTACAGATGGTACAAGTGGTACAAGTGGAACTTCAGGAACAAGTGGAACATCAGGAACAAGTGGAACTTCAGGAACAAGTGGTACAAGTGGTACTTCAGGAACAAGTGGCACAAGTGGTACGTCTGGAACATCAGGTACGAGTGGAACTTCAGGAACATCAGGTACAAGTGGAACTTCAGGAACAAGTGGGACAGATGGTACTTCAGGAACTAGTGGCACTTCAGGAACAAGTGGTACTTCAGGTACTAGTGGAACATCGGGTACTAGTGGTACTTCAGGTACTAGCGGAACATCAGGAACTAGTGGAACTGATGGTACATCAGGAACTTCAGGTACTAGCGGAACATCAGGAACAAGTGGAACTGATGGAACAAGCGGTACATCTGGAACTAGTGGAACATCTGGAACTAGTGGAACATCGGGAACTAGTGGAACATCAGGAACTAGTGGTACATCAGGAACTAGTGGTACTGATGGAACATCTGGGACTAGTGGTACTAGCGGTACATCGGGAACTAGTGGAACATCAGGAACTAGTGGTACATCAGGAACTAGTGGTACTGATGGAACAAGTGGCACTTCAGGGACTAGTGGAACATCAGGAACTAGTGGAACATCAGGAACTAGTGGAACATCAGGAACTAGTGGAACATCAGGAACTAGTGGAACATCAGGAACTGATGGAACAAGCGGTACTTCAGGGACTAGTGGAACATCAGGAACTAGTGGAACATCAGGTACCTCAGGAACCTCAGGAACTAGTGGTACATCAGGAACAAGTGGAACCTCAGGAACTGATGGAACAAGCGGTACTTCAGGGACTAGTGGAACATCAGGAACTAGTGGGACTAGTGGTACATCGGGTACTAGCGGAACTTCCGGAACTAGTGGTACTTCAGGGACTAGTGGAACTGATGGAACAAGTGGTACTTCAGGGACTAGTGGAACGTCTGGTACATCAGGTACGAGTGGAACATCAGGAGTAAATGGAGTCTCGGGAGGAGCAATATACTATTTCAATGAGTCAATTACGTCAGGGCCATATAAAGAGTTTTCGATTATTCCAACGGATACAGGTGAACAAACTATAACGTCGCCATCAATTGCATCTGGTGGAACAGATACAATACAGTCATTTTTAACAGATACAGGTTTTCCGGGTGTTACTGCAATTCCTGCTGGAATATGGCAATTCTTCTTACATAGTTATAAATCAAGTGTTAGTACATCTTTTGACATATTCTGTGAGGTGTATAAAAGAACAAGTGGAGGTACCGAAACGTTTTTATTCGCATCAGACCCGACACCAATACTATCGGATTCACCGACGTTTATAATGGAAATTTCCGATGCATTCCAAACTGGATATACGATTACAGTTTCAGACCAAATACTTGTTAAGGTACGAGCAACAAACACAGGAAGTGTCACAGGAACAGTTACCTTAGCAACTGAAGGTTCAATACATTACTCCTACGCACAGACCACGTTGGGTATTGTAAATGGTACGTCTGGATCTTCAGGTTCATCAGGAACTGACGGTACGTCAGGGACAAGTGGTACTTCTGGTACATCAGGAACCTCAGGGACTAGTGGTACATCAGGAACAAGTGGAACTTCAGGAACTGATGGAACATCAGGAACTAGTGGAACATCAGGTACCTCAGGAACCTCAGGAACTAGTGGAACCTCAGGAACTAGTGGAACATCTGGAACTAGTGGAACATCTGGAACTTCAGGAACAAGTGGAACTGATGGAACATCTGGAACTAGTGGAACATCTGGAACTAGTGGAACAAGCGGAACTTCAGGAACAAGTGGAACTTCAGGAACAAGTGGTACATCAGGAACAAGTGGTACATCAGGAACAAGTGGTACAGATGGCACAAGTGGTACAGATGGTACAAGTGGTACAGATGGTACAAGTGGTACAAGTGGAACTTCCGGAACAAGTGGTACTTCAGGGACTAGTGGTACTTCAGGGACTAGTGGTACAAGTGGAACTTCAGGTACAAGTGGTACAAGTGGAACTTCAGGAACATCAGGTACAAGTGGAACTTCAGGAACTTCAGGATCTAGTGGAACGTCAGGTTCATCAGGAACGTCAGGTTCATCAGGAACGTCAGGTTCTTCAGGAACAGATGGAACTTCTGGAACTTCCGGATCTAGTGGAACATCTGGTTCTAGTGGAACATCTGGTTCTAGTGGAACATCTGGTTCTAGTGGAACATCTGGTTCTAGTGGAACATCTGGTTCTAGTGGTTCCTCAGGTACAGATGGTACATCAGGATCTAGTGGTACTTCTGGGTCTAGTGGTTCATCAGGTACCTCAGGTTCTAGTGGTTCTTCAGGTACTTCAGGGTCAAGCGGTTCATCTGGAACAAGTGGTTCATCTGGAACAGATGGAACTTCAGGTACTTCAGGGTCTAGTGGAACATCAGGTTCTAGTGGTTCATCAGGAACATCTGGGTCTAGTGGAACGTCTGGTTCATCAGGAACATCTGGTTCATCTGGAACAAGTGGTTCATCAGGAACAGACGGAACTTCAGGTACTTCAGGGTCTAGTGGAACATCAGGATCTAGTGGTTCATCAGGAACATCTGGGTCTAGTGGAACGTCTGGTTCATCAGGAACGTCTGGTTCATCAGGTACAAATGGAACTTCAGGAACAAACGGAACTTCAGGGTCTAGTGGAACATCAGGATCTAGTGGTTCATCAGGTACCTCAGGTTCTAGTGGTTCTTCAGGTACTTCAGGATCTAGTGGTTCATCAGGGACAAATGGTACCTCAGGATCTAGTGGTACATCTGGATCTAGTGGATCATCAGGTACTTCAGGGTCAAGTGGTTCATCAGGTACTTCAGGATCTAGTGGTTCATCAGGGACAAATGGTACCTCAGGATCTAGTGGAACATCAGGATCAAGTGGTAGTTCAGGTTTAGGAACAATTAACAATAATACAAACAATTATGTTCTAACCGCAACAGGAACTGCTGGGACTATTAATGGAGAGGTTAACTTTACATTTGACGGTACAACGGCATATATCAACGGAGCACTTGGTGTAGGAACTGCAACACCAACTACTACTGGTTTAATTAGAGCGACAAACGATGTTATTGCATTTTACAGTTCCGATAGTAGATTAAAAGAAAATGTTACACCAATTGTTAATCCAATTACAAAAATATCTCAAATTGGTGGATATGAATATGATTGGATTCCTATGGAAGGAATACACGAAAATGAAGGTCACGATATTGGGGTAATTGCACAAGAAGTTGAAAAAGTACTACCTGAAATTGTTAAAAGAAGAGAAAACGGTTATTTAGCGGTTAAATATGATAGAATTGTAGCACTTTTAATAGAATGTGTTAAAGAACAACAAGTTCAAATCGATGAACTAAAAAATATAATAAAAAAATAATACAATTAAGTCCTTATCTGAGTTATAATTTTCAGATAAGGACTACTATTAAAAATAGTTATAAAAAATGGGATTAACTCCGGCCACAGGAACTGAAATTGCAATGTCGTGCGTTTATGACGCATTTGGTTTCCCACTCCCAACTGTGAATATTTCATTGAATGGTACACTCGGAGCCCTTAGACAACCCCCTCAAGCTCTTGGGGTTTCTGCAATTCCGGCCGGAGCTCAAACAAGTTTATCTGCTGACATGGGTGGTTTAACTGTTCCTGAAGATTATACTTGTAGTGGTACTCTATATTATACTCTAAATGGTTGTACTGGTGGACAACCTTTATATGATACTACTATTACTCCAATATTAACTAATCAAAGATATTTCGACCCAGTAACTTCAGGTTACTGGACTTGGGACAATGCTGCTGGCACATCTCTTCCACAACAAACTGTTAGTGGTTCAATAGTAATAGTATCAGGTCAGAGTGGATGCCCTTAATCATCTGAAATTTTTATTATATTAACTCCACTAATCTTCAGAAAAGTAATTATATTTTGTATATTTTTATAAAAATATAATTATGAA